CTGGAGTGACTTCCAGAAACAATAAAGGTTGTAGTATTTGTCGTTGACCTTGACAGGAATGTGAGGAAACTTTTTAGTGAACGAGAACGCACACGACCCACCACCTAGGAACATCTCACGGTATTCGCGAATGTCAGCAATGGGCATATTCTCCGGAGAGAATAAAAAATCAACGGCACGAGATTTGCCGCCAGGATATCGAAGTGGTGTCTTTAAGTCTTTCATATGGGGTATTATACCAAAATATTGTCGGTCTGTCAACCGAAGAAGTCTTCAAGTGATGCCTGTGGTTCTGCGTCCCACCCCACTGCATCTAGAATCGGAATCAAAGGGTCTAGAAAAGTCTTGTCAAACATCATGTCATAGTCCACATACTTATGGAGTCCAAGTTCCTCTGGCAAGTTGAGAGGATATGACACAACATTCTGTCCCAGACGATTGGGCATCTTGAGATAAACGAACTTTATCTTCTCACCTTGTTTGACAGTCTCATACCGTTTACCAAGATTCTTCTCATCAATCGCATTGTTGTAACACAGGGCACCACGCACATGGATGGGAGTTCCCTTCTTGAAGATAGTTTTGCGGTCTTTCCATTTGGTGAGATTAGAAACACCACGAGGGAACGATACATCTTCGGGCGGTAAGGTCTTGAAATGGGACTTAAAGTCCGAAATGTACCGTTGTGTGTCTAATTCGGTACCTTCTACTATAACACGGAAGATTTCCTTGAACTTATCACGGACAACCTGTGGAGTCGAAGACTTGATTGCCTCGATACCCATCATCTTGAGTTTGGGTTCTGCGTACTGGACACCCTCATTATTGTGCACGTTGAGGATATATCGTTTCTTAGCCATCCAGATACCACGGTCTGCAATCACCTCACGTCCCATCTCCATGCGATTCTCATAGGCACCAGTTGCATCTGCCATAGTCGCGTACGCACGTGCGAGAGACTTCTCGAAGTGTTCTGAGCAAATCTTATCTAGGAACTTGACAGGGTTCTTCGGGGCAAACTTCTCGACCAAATCACCCATGCGAATATACACGGAGTCAGTATCGATTGCGACGACATAATCTTCATTTGTTTCGAGAACGTCTTGCATAGCAGTGTTGACTGAACGTTCTGCCCACTTGATTGCCAACTGACCCGCAAGAGTAATAGACTCGGCAACACGTTGGTCGAAGTACCGGAACCACCGATTACCCAGAGCACCATAAAGGGAGTTCATAAGAATCTTGATGGCCATCTGTTGGTTGTCAAGAGAGGATATCCGATATTCTAATTCCTTGGACGGATTAGTTTGCATCTCTTGTTGAGACTTCAACATCTCGTTCTTTATCACGCGACGTTCGGAGTAGTACTGTTTAATCACCGTGGGAATGACACCCTCACGGTCATGAGTGAATCGAATACCAGTAGGAGCAACAGAGTATCCTTGTTGACCGATATTGACCGAACCATCGAGGAACTTGTCGACAGAAACACCATTCTGGAATCCATCCAGAACAGTCTCGGGTGACATATTGTATTGCACAATGATGTTTGGATATAGAGAGTTCAAGTCAAAAGACGTGACCCAATCATGAGAACCGACCTGTGGTTCCTTCACATAACCGCCGGGGTATGGTGTCTTGGGTTTTTCGATCTTAGGGGGAACCGCAATCTTCTGGTTATTCAACAGTCGATAAATGATAGTGTCCCAGATGGCAGTAGTACCCAGAGTGTCGTTGTAGTTGACACCCGCCTTGTAAGCCATAGTGAATATGAGATCAAGCAAGTCGAGTTTGACATCTAGTTTATGGACTAACTCAACGTCCTTCACGTTATAGTCAATAAACTTCTGGTAGTCTTGCTCATAGAGTGTGTGCAGATTTCCGTGTTCCTCATATGAGAGTTTGCGTTCTCCCAGCACCACGTTCGCAATGTGGTCGAGTCGGTAAGACTCTTGTTGACCTAGAGTATTGTAGGTAAACTTCTTGAAGACTTCCAAGTAGTCAAGTTGCTCGATACCGTTGATGATATACTCTTGGTTCTGTTTACCATTGATGGTGATATTACGTTCTTTGATAAGACCCCACGGAGACATGCGTTTCGCTAGGGTGTCGTCACCAAACAACTTCACCATTCGGTTATAGAGATAAGGAATATCAAAGAATCGTGTGTTCCATCCGGTAATCACGTTGGGCGCATACTCTTCCATGCGTCGAACGAACTTCCGCACAAGGTCAACCTCATTGTCGCACTTGATGTACAGAACGTCCTCGCGTGTGGTTGTGTAGTCACCACACCCCCAGACCCAATATGTTCCGGTGTCCTCACGCATACAGATAGCAGTGATAGGATGTGCCGCATCTTCGGGGGCGGGGAAACCATCGGCAGAGAAGACCTCAATATCGATGTTGGCAGTCTTGATTAGACTGCGGTCATAGTGAATCTGGTTAGGCCACTCTTCCGCAATGAACTGTGCGACATAGTTGGTGTTGCCTGCGATTTCGAAGTTAGAGACGTTCTCATAACGTTTGTTGAAATCTTTGGCGTCTGACATGGACTCGAAGATGACGGGTTGCATCGGAATACCGTCTAGGGTAGTCCAACCTTCCTCGCTTTCTCCGGACATGAATAGTGTGGGTTTGAATGGAATACGAGATTTGGTTGCGAGACCGTTTTCGTCATATCCACGGTATAATAGTTTGTCACCATATCGGACAACAGATGTATAGAATTTTTTAGTCATGTCCACCATTATACATGAAGTAAGGGGGGTTGTCAATCAATAACGTGAAAAAATTTATGTCGAGTCCAAGGTATTTGAATTTGTTCTTCTTTATAACCATGATGGTCTTGTGTCACCAAAAGTTTCTTAGAAATTACCTGTGTGGTAGGTGTAGGTATGCCGTTCTTGCGACGGTCCCTATTATTGAAGTAAACTCCAATGTCACGACCAACGCCTATTGTATCACAGTCGAACCAAGGATGTAAAGCCGTATTTCTAATTCCATAGTAATCAATTTCTGGTCGGGAAAGCCAGTTTGTAGTATATGTTCTGAAAAGACGTTGTAATGTGCAATAAGGACCACAGTTGATTGGGAAGTTGTTTCCGCCAGTCATCATATGATGAGACCAGTGCGCAAAACTCCTGTCCATGCAGTACATACCCATGAACAGTCCTATATTCGCGTAGAGCGTGTTCTCTGCGTACTCAGTGAGAAGTTTGAATGCTTCGTACCTCTCTTCCACCAACCAAGTGTCATGTTCCATGATCCAGAACTTCTCATTCGACTCTCCCTGTTGACGCATGAGTTCCCAGTGAGAACACATCCCCGCCTTCTCTGTCGGAGAATGGTCTTCCTTTCCATTTCCTGAATTTAGGTCTAGAGTCATGAGACTTTTGGACCAAGTGTACTTGTCTACATGTTCTTGAAACGTATCAGACTGTGGAGTGATGGCATCGAAGGTTTCTATGGAGTCAATGTAACCATCATCGATAGCGCGTTGGAAAGACCAACGGGAGAGTGCAGCATACTCTTCAGACCGTTCGTCTCCTTTCATAACAATTTGTATTGCTTTCATTCTACAGGTAACCTGTCTTTTGATTGATGACCATCATGAGATTCTGGAACATACCCCCTATGAATATACTCCCAAGCGACACTGTAACGATATCTATCGCTTCTGTTTCTGTAACACCCGTGTACTAAGTTCGGATGAAAAAATACTGCAAACGTCCTGTCGTCTTCCACATCCACTATACTGGGGTCGTCTTCATCCACGGACATCCACTCAAACAAACGATGAGACTTGAGGTCGTGATTATAGTTCTCATGGTGAGATGCGGGAATAACCCTGAGACAACCGTTCTCTTTGTCTGCGCCATTGACAAATACATCACAACTTATCAACCGCTTCGGGTCTGCTTTGATGTAATGGTTGTCTTGGTGCCATCCCACAGAGAACCCAGACTCGGGCACCATAGGGAAAAACTTAGAGATGTAGGTATCTATATCATGTTGTCCCAATAGATTTTGGGCGATTGACTTGAGAGTGGTGTTAGAACCAAGACCCCTAAAGACAGAACTTCTGTCCATAGCCGAGTCCATCTTGCAGGGATTACCTTTTGCGTTTATCACCCAACCGTTGCGGTTGTCGAAAAGTCTGACAGCGTATTTGCGATACTTGTCACACTCTTCGTTGAGGCGTGAGTGTTCTTCTGTGGATAGAAAATCATTGACGACGACGTAACCTAATTCGTCAAATTTTGTTATGTCATAATTCATAGATATAAAAAAAGGGGGATTGACTCCCCCTTATTTAGTACATTATTAGTTTACATAATTGATGATAAGCAAACCAGTACAGTAGTAATACATACTAGGTTTATGCCAAAGAGACCAAATGTTTCTAGGTCTCCTTCACGTCTAGCCATGTAATCCTTGATCTGTTGCATCTAAACTCTCCTCGTTTAAAAGTTGCGGTCCAATAGTGGACCCATTAATTGCGACTTTACGAGGCTTCTGACTTTCAGGGATTATTACTTCCAATGAGATGGCTAGTAATCCGTTCCTGAAATCAGCTCCCATTACTTCAACATACTCCGACAAACGGAATTGTCTTTCAAACTTTTTCGTTGATATACCCTTGTGGATATAATCTCTATCAGAATCTTTTATCTGCCCTCTGATGGTCAGTGTTCGGTTCTTTACTTCGATTTCGAGTTCGTCGTCCGTGAATCCGGCGACGGCTAACTCGATTAGGTATTGATCCTCTCCCGTCTTTAGAATATTGTGCGGGGGGAACGTATCACCAGAGTGCCTTGCGACCCTGTCTAGTTCGTCAATCATTGTGTCAAATCCGACGAACGCTGAACGTGGAAACAATTGTTTTGCTGTCAATGTCATGTTGTGACTCCTAAGTTATTAGCAAGTTTATTATGGATACCCGACCATTCGGCATATCCGGTACTATATATACAAATTATGAGAATAAAAGTAACGAAATGTTACTATTCTGGACTATCTTCGTCATCAATTTCAATGATGGGTAAAGAGTCGTCAACCAACACGACCTTCTCATTTTCAATCATGTTGATTATCTCTAACGTGACATTTATGTCCATCTGGATATAGGACAACTTGGTTTCAGCCATAGCTAAATGTCGACGATAAAATTCTAATTCTTGTTCCTTTTCTACTTTTCTTGCACTTATATTGGCAAGAGAAATTATATTGTTCTTTTTGCCAGACATACTTCGTCCTTAATAGTACATTGATGGGTCTGGGTCTCCTTCCACACCAAACGAAAAGGAGACACGTGATTCTCTTGGAACTACTTGATGATGTGTACCTCTAGGCAAATAAACATACATGCCAGGCGAAAAATCAAACGGTTCATTATTGTTTATGCCTTCTACCTTTAGACCGACAGTACTAATGACCTGAAGTAAGAACACATCCATAGAATCTTTGTGCCATGGATATGAACCACTCGCACGACCAAAACCACTGAATGCGATATTAGTGATTTTTGGTGCATGGAGTGTAAATACATCTTGCATCTCTGAATAGATATTCTTCGCAAACTCCGGTGCACTACCGCGAGTATGGAAGTTGTTTAGACCAATACGCATCTTATCTGAGTTTCTGTCGTACAGGTCATCTGGATGCGAGTCCATCATCTGCATGAACTCGTTCCAGTTGTAAGTCTCTTTCATGTCAAACGGCAGTTCGCCCACGAATGGAGTCTTGGTGCGAAGGTTCTCTTCGCGGTCTTCAAAAATACCATAATAATTATCTGACATTAGCTATTTCCAATATTATACTTTGGTTGTAGTGTCCAATTAGACTTGTCCTTATATGAGATAATCTTGATCTGTCTCATAGGAGCGCAGTCTCGTGCAACCTCTTTATTGACTATTGCGACTAGGCCCCAATCTTGCAATAGTGTCGCAATTGTATTTCGTCTTTCGATATCAGACACTTCTAGATTTGATTTTTTGCCGTCCAGTAAAAACAACTCCTTGAAATGGACGATGAAGTACCTACCCTGCTTATGCAAGATATGGCACGATTGATATAAGGTGTTGTCTCTACGCGAAGCAACCCCTATACGCGTTAATGTTTCTCTGACTTTCAGGAAGTCATCTGGTTCTGATAGACTGATTTCCAACATCATATCAGAATTCCATTGAACGAGATTATTCTCTTCCACCTTTGGTAACCTTATTTTTGATAGTTTTTATTTGTGATTCTGTCAAGAGCCCAATAACTTGTTTCGCTTTCTGTTCACTGTAACCAAAATATTCCTTGATACATTCCATGTCAGCCCTTTCATCAGGTTTATCCCATTTAGAGAATCGTTTCTTTTTCCTTACAATATTTATAAGGAAGTCATATTGCATCTTGCTATCTAAGTGGTGCAATCTGTTCATTTCATTGGACAAAAATACCGTGTCCGGAAAGTATGACAATGATCGGTTGACCAAAAAACCATTATAGTTTTTCACACATTCTGGGTCTTTGTCTATCAGATTCAACTTAGTGTTATTGATGCTATTTAGGAAGTCAAATGGACTCACGCTTTGATCTCCACGTTCGCCATAACTTCGGTCATACATGCAACAAGATTCAGTTCGTGGTCAGCAACAAACGCATTCTTGTACTGGTAATCCGCAAGGATAAGAACCAACTGGGGAATACTGTTTGGTGCGACATGGTCATACATTTTATCGTATACACCACGGAAGATAGATGCCGGTTCAACGTCAATGTTATTGACTACCCAAGACCTCATCTTCTTGAAATTCTTGTCGCGTATTGCACTGAATAGTTGAGTATAAGTGTCAGAAATGTCTGCACTCACACTATTAGGGACATTGAGTGTACCGGATACAGAACCCTTCTGACACTCATTCAGTACACGTCTCCAATCTGGTGCATGTTTCATGATGACGTTTGCCACCACGTTGTTATCGTACTCCACACCCTCCTCTTGCAAGATTCCTTGGAGACGCTGCATGAACCCACCACATAGCGAGGTCATAGTTTTCTTGTCAAAATTGAAGGCGTACTTTGAACACCTTGAATGTAATGGTTCGATGATACGGTTCTCAAAGTTACATGTCATGATAAACCGACAATTCTTAGAGAACTCTTCGATGAACCCACGGAGAGCGGGTTGCGTCGATTGGGGGTTTAGATAGTCTGCCTCATCTAGGATGACCACCTTGTAACCACCGGACAAAGACACCGAAGACGCGAACTGTTTGATCTTACCTCGCAGGGTGTCGATGTTACCTTCTTCCGACCCGTTTATGACGATATAGTCTAGGTCAAGTTCCTCACAGATGGCACGTGCCACCGTGGTCTTACCAGTACCAGCAGTACCAGTAAACATCATGTTGAGGATTTCACCACCATCCACGATGTTTTGAAATGTTTGTTTTAGTTCATCCGGAAGGACTGTTTCGGAAACTTTCTTCGGACGGTACTTTTCAACCCACAAAAACTCATTGCTCATTACAACTCCATAATATAAAATAATGTATGGGGTCTATTATACTACAAAACCCCTCTCATGTAAACTATCTATAGACAATTATTTATAAAAAATAACGTCTCATTAGTCACTATTCAGCGTATCTATGGTTCACTTCAGCGTGATGCATTTCATCTTGTCGGACATATTTTATCATATCAGACAGTTTTGCATCCGGTAATAGTCCATAGTACTCAATCGCAATCTGTGGCGCAGGGACGTTCTCAATCTCACCTGACTCAATAAGTTCCAGATAAGTGGTATAACTACGTACTGCCTCATCCTCGAAGTATCCTGTCATACGGTGTGCCGTCTTAGGAAACAAGACGTAAAGCAACAGGTAGTAATGCCAGAAGATGAATTGCGCGATGATGATTATTATACGTTCTAATATGGATGGGTGGACCACTTCCATAAAGAACATTAGATGTTTTCTTTCGTTGGTCGCTTCGTCTAGAAGTTCTTGTATCTTATGTCCATTGCCACGTTCCAGTCGACGAAGACTCATTAGGTGGGTAAGCATTCCTCCAACCATGCCCGGCACTCCGGCAACTGTTTCTAAAACAAGTGCACGATGACCGTAACGTTGACCAAAGAATGTGTCCGCAAAGAACCGGAAGAATGCCGTCTGAGATTTTGCTACAACATGTGATATTTTCTGGTGTATCATTCTATTTCCAAATCATTCCAAACTTGTATTTATCACTCAAAGAGAAAAAAACAGTATGACTTTTATCTATAGGTATGATACTTACGATTTATATAAGTCGAGACGTTCCCATGGCATATCCGGTTTTCCGAAGTGTCCATAGTTGGTAGTTTTAGTGAGGTCAAGTCCAAACAGATCAAATCGATCAATGATACCTTTGGGAGTTAGGTCTACGGTCTCTCGAATCTCTGACACAAGATGTTCCCACACTTTACCGTCAGCATAGACATAAATGCTAGTGGGTTCTTTCACACCGATCGCATAACTTAGTTGAACAGTGCAGTTGTCAAACCCCTTGAAATGTACAAGGTTCTTCGCTAAGTATCGTGCCATATATGCACCAGAACGGTCTACCTTGGTACAGTCCTTACCTGAGAATGCACCACCACCATGAGGACAATAACCACCGTAGGTATCTACAATAATTTTTCTACCTGTGACTCCAGCATCACCATCTGGTCCACCAATAACAAAATTACCAGTCGGATTTATCAGATACTCAGTATTATCGTCTACCCAAGCAGAAAGAGAAGAAGAGATTACCGCAACAATATTACTGCGAACCACTTCTATGTCTTGGTCCTCTCCGTGTTGTGCAGAACACACTACCTTGGTTACTCGTAACGGTTTACCCACTTCACTGTACTCTACTGATACTTGAGCCTTGGCGTCTGGTCCGTATGGTAATTTAGAAGTAACTTCTCGAAGTATTTTGTGACTGAGACTAATTGCCAAAGGCATATAGTTAGAGGTTTCTCTGGTAGCATAACCAAACATCAACCCCTGATCTCCAGCACCGAAGTCATCTGTCCCTAATGCAATGTCTGAACTTTGTCCATGCAGTTCATTATAAATCTTTAGGTCTCTCCAGTGAAACCCATCTTGCTCATACCCAATTCTCTTTACAACATCCCTCACAATCTGGTCGATGACATTCTTATCAAACTTGTCGCTCTTGTATTCTCCCGCAAGGGTTACCATATTCGTCGTGACTAGGGTCTCGACTGCGGCACGATTATTGATATTTTGGTCTATGAGATATGTAGCAACAGAGTCGGAAATTGCATCTGCAACCTTGTCCGGATGTCCATTACTAACACTCTCACTCGTGAAGATATATGACATGATTCACCGTATTCATAATAAAAATGGAGCTCGGAACAGGAGTCGAACCTGCGACCTGCTGATTACAAGTCAGCTGCTCTACCAACTGAGCTATCCGAGCATTCGTTTCTTACGTTTTTCTGTAAGGGTACGTACTATGTATATGCGCGTGAACGCAATAACTGAGATACCCGCTGTAAGTGTTGTGGATAAAACTATAGGGTCTGTATTTCCCCACTGGACAATCACCAACCAAGTGAAGAAAATATTTAGTGGATAATTTATAAGAGTGCCTAGAGAGACATGTATCAATGTTTCCTGTGCAATTTCTTTATCATACCACTTCATAAGGGTCGGCCTCTTGAATCAAATAATTCATTATATAGTGTTTCTTCAACTCGAATCATATCCTTGGGCAAAGACATTATGATTCAAGAGACCGAAAAGGGTTTACTTAGAAGTCTTCTTCTGTTTTGGAGATGCTTTCTCAACTTCTTCTTCAGCGTATGCTTTAGCAACATTCTCATAGAGAGCAACTACTTTGATTGCTTGGTCACGCAACTGTCCAATAGTAGTAAGTTCTTCACCTTTGAAACCGCCACGAGTGACTACGGTATCCACTACCGCAACACATGAACGTGCTACGCGGTTAGCGAGGTCGTTTAAATTCTTTTGATCTTCAGTCATGTTATGCTCCGTAAGTAGATGACTTTTCAAGTGCAATAAAGTATTGCGTGTTAGATGTTATAGATTTGAAATGTGAGATCAACTTGGTAGAGATTGACACCTCATAGTCTTCACCCAGCAATTTCATGTTATTCACACCCATGATAAAGTTGAAGTCGGCACCTTCAGGGAATTGACCTTCAACTAACACGGAGAATGAGTTAGACGTGGAATCATCGGTATCAACTACCGTAATTTCAACCGCACTTCCATTGGGACGAATAGAGATGTTCTCGTAACCCAACGCAGAAGACGCACGTTTGATCTTACTTAGGGTTTCGTTAGTGAGTAAAAATTTGACTTCACACTCTGGCATGACAATGTCTTTCTTGGGGGCAGAAAGCATCTCAGGGTCAGAGTAAAAGTATTTCACAGATGATAGACCACTACCGTCCGACACAGTACAGAAGTTCTCACCAAAAGTGATTGATGGACGATCCACCAAAGACAACACCGACAAGAATTCAGATAAGTCGTAAATGCCGAACGTGTTCGGAAAACTCTCATCAATCTCAGCACGGGAGACAATGTTTTTTGCAATAGACATAGTCTTCAGAACGTTGCCGCCATTGACTACAATGTTTGGGTTGATGGTAGAGAAGTTACGCAGTATCTCGACCGTTCGGTTAGATAGTTCCATTGATTGATTCCTCAGTTAATATGTTGCACATTATATAATATCCAGAAGCGTTTGTCAAGTACTTTCTCGCATTCTACTGAAATTCTTGTCCTTGACAAACGACAACTTGCGTTCGAAGTGGGCATCCTCTAATTCAGTCTTATGAGAAATAACAAAGACATTGGTGTCCTCTTTCAATGTGTCGATAATCTTCATAAGGTTATCAACACCCTCACCGTCCAACGAAGAGTCGAACGTTTCATCTAGTATCAACAGATTAGTCGATACCGAATTCTTCATCTTAGCAATCTGTCGCCAAGTAAATAACAGGGACAGATCGATACGTTGTTTCTCACCTTCGGAGAAAGAATCATATGAGAACGTGTCGCGGTAACGTGACCGGATAGTCTCACTAAAACTATCGTCCAACTCAAAGTGGACAAAGAAATCTAGAATCTGTAAGTACTTGTTGGTCAACTCATTGATGACCGGCACGTACTGTCGAATGATTTTAGTCTTGATTCCGGTATCACGAAGCAACTCACTTGCAATACGGTTGTAAGATGACTTTTCATTCAGAATAAACTTAGAGTCGGTCAGATCATGTAACTCAGAGTCTAGTTGTGTGAGGTCAGAATTCGCCTGACCCATATCACCATCACTGTCAGTCATATCCTGCAAGTCTTGTTGAATCTTGGTGACTGACCTTTGAAGACGACCGATAGTCTGATTGTTATTGTTCAAGGTATTCTGATCCGCAAGACAGGATGACATCTGTTCCTCTAGGGTCGTGATCTCCGTCTGGTACTGTTTCTGTTGTTCTTCCGCCTTATCCATAGCAGACTTTAGTTCTTTCGCTTTATCAGTCGCAGCATCTTTCTTACTTTTTCGAAGTTCATCCCCGATGTCTTGGTCGCAAGTAGGACAGTGTTCATTATCGTCAAAGAACTTTGCCTCTTTGACTACAGACTTCACCTGTGACTTGAACTGTGCGTAATACTCATCCAGTTTACTTTTATTTGCACGAACGTTGTTTAGACTATCTGTGATGGTAGGCATCAAATTATTGACGGTCTCAGAAAGAGTGACATTTGTCTCGTTCAGGTCCGCAATCTCAGATTGGAGTTCTGAAATCTCACCCTCTTTATCTTTACGATGTTGAGTATTGATTGCGGTCAAATCACGAATGTATTTTTTCTGTGAGTTTATCTTGGTCTTGACCATCTCAATAGAATGGTTGTTGTTCTCTAGCTCGCCTTTGAGGAGAGAGATTTTCTCCTTGAGTATCACATTCATTTTGGAAAATATGTTAATATCAAGAAGGTCTTCTATCACGTCACGCCGAGAGGTTGAGTTGAGTTGCATGAACGGGACAAAAGACGACGAGCCGAGAACAACAATTTGGTGGAAACTCTTGTGAGACATCTGTAGGACGTTCTTCTCAAGAATCTCTTGATATTCTCTTGCGTGTGAACTCTGGTCGATCATAGTACCATCTTTCCAGATTTCAAACTTAGCGGGTTTGATTCCCCGCACTACACGATACTGTATACCATTTACAGCAAAGGTAACTTCAGTGACACACCCCTTATTATTGATCGTGTTGACCAACTGGTTCTTAGTAATCTTACGGTGTGCCTTACCAAACAATGCGAACGATAGTGCATCGAGCATTGTAGACTTACCAGCACCGTTCTCACCAACAATCAAGTTAGTGGAACTGTCTAGGAAGTTTATTTCATTATAATAATCACCCGTCGAAAGAAAGTTCTTCCAACGGAGGGTCTCAAACTTTATCATGCAATTTCTACGCTCTGCGCCTCAATCATTAGTTCAGATACTACGCCGGTGATTCTTCCCTTATCCAAATCAGTCTCGACTTCTTGTATGTAATTATATATTAAAGTTTCCGTGTCGTCAACCCTTAAATCCTCATCTGAGACATTTTCACCACGAAACTCTTTGAAGTCTTCAGCAATCTTCAACTCATATATTTTCTGACGTTGGATTCTCTCAACATATCTCTCAAACTTCTGCATATCTGAACGATTGGACACAATCAATTTGACGAACTTACCGTCTAGATATGAGAGGTCCTCGAAGAAATTGATGGTGTTCTCATCATAGTAAATCTTATGGAACAGGGTGACTGTGTTTTGAACAGGAGTCAACTCACGGGTCTCCGTGTCATAGATGTGAAAGAACTTTCTATCATGTGCATCGTTCCAGAAGAATTCCATCTGTGCGCCAAGATAGTGTATGTTACCTTTACTCGACTTGGTATGGAAGTGTCCGGACAACACAGTTTCAAAACGATTCAGTGGTTTGGGGTCCATACCCTCTTTACATACCAGACCTTTATCCATCTCAAACCCTGCGAGTTCGAAGTGACCACCAATGACATCTGCACCACAATTCTCTAGGAACTTCAAACACTCTTTCTCATTCTCAGGGCATATCCAAGGAACAAGACCAAACTTGACACCGCCATAATCACGAACGATAGGGTCCATGAGGATGTCCACCTCATTGATGTAGTGACCCATCAACTCCTTGAGAGAGTTCAACTCGATGGTGTTTTTGAAATAAACGTCGTGGTTGCCGGGGATGATATCCATGTGAATATTATACTCACGGAGTTTATCCAAGAATATCTGGCGGTTGTGGTTCAACGCTTTGAGATTGATAGTTTTACGGTTATCATAGTAGTCACCCAGATGTAGAATCTGAGTAATGCCATTTTGTTTCAAATAAGGAAAGAACACCTCATTGTAGAAGCGTTCTTGGTAATCCATAAAGATGTCCGAAGAATTACGACATCCGCAGTGGGTGTCGTTAAGTATTGCTATTTTCATAAATGACTCAACTCAATTTATATGACGACTATTATACTACAATAAAAGGGGTCTGTCAAGTCATTATTCTATAAAGTCCGATAGGTCTGAGTCTACATTCACCGCACGTCGTTTACGTTTCTTCTCTTCTTTGACGTACTCTTTGAATTCGTTGTCTGCACTTTTTACGACATCAATTCTCTGTCTAAGTGTATCAACGAAGGGGGAAGTTTGTTGTTGAAACATTCCGTCATCATCATCACCCAAGAACTCGCTGATATCTGCCTCAGCGATATACTTCATCTTGATGTCTTGTTGTTTCTTTTCTTTTTGAATACGACGAAGGAATGCGTACCATGATATCTGTGTGAAATATGCGAATGCATTTGGTTTACCAGAACGAGTGGCCGCTTCAATATCATAGTTCTCAATCGCTTTGAGACAGTTCTCCACTGCGTCCATGACCATCTCTTCACGATAGGTGTAACGAACAAAGTTTGCCTTGTGAGAGAGACCCTCTGCGATCTTCAGAAAACAGGAGGCGATGTAGTTAGTTACTACCGGATGAGGTTCTCCATCGTTTTTAGCTTCATGCACTGAGGTACAGTATTCGACGACTGCGTTTGAGAAGTCTTTGTTACTTACGTAATGCGGTTTTTCTTTAGGTTTCATAATGTATACCACTCATTTGATTTAGTACGTATTATACCAAAATATTACTGGTCTGTCAATTGGTTACTATCAACTACTCTTTTTCTTAGGTCACTAGATGAGAATCTGTGAGACCTTTCATTGAAGTATAACTGTATGCCGCGTTTACGGCAAATATCTTTTCCTGTGAAATCTAAATCTCGATACTCCTCACCCATGATACGCAAGTCTATTTGGTACATGGAAAGAATATCTTCTAGGTCTTGTTCAGTCACATAGGGAATTATTTCGTCGACATACCCCACAGAGTTCAACTGGGTGTATCTTTCAACAATGGATTGTACTGGGGGATTTTTATAGTCACGATCAAGAGAAGGGTCTACTTGTAGTCCGCAAATAAGATAGTCGCAGTGTGCTTTTGCGTCTCGTAACATAGAGACATGACCCGCATGAAGAAGGTCGAATGACGAACAAGTGAATCCTACTATCATAGTTTACTGTGTTCTTCACGTAACAAGGATTCTGCCTCTTTTACACTGACATCTAAATTATAGTGTAACGAAATATATTTTGCATACCGTTCAAAGTCCAATGACTTACCAAGGACCTCTCGAACTTTAATCTGTACAGCGTACCCCTCAACCTCAGATCGTAATCGATATGATTTATTGAACTGGTACCATATAGGGTGTGTGCAGAAAGTTCGCCAAAATTGACGCACATGAACCTTCTCATGTTCTATGAGTGCCTGATTATTTTTATGCGCTGGACGAACAAAGATGATAAACGCAAACACAAAAGCAGCGAATCTCTTTGGTATAAAGGTACTAAGTGGGATAATTATATAAGGATACATTTTTTTATCACTTGCTATTGACAAGTCCTATTTTATAGTGTATAATCTATTCTGTCGCCACAGGGGTGAATATACCCCTAATTCATTAGCATTCCATCAACATCTGAGTCCATTTCTTCTTCAGACGAATCACTGGAATCTTTTTTCATCTCATCTAACCAATCATCTAAGGTCTGAGGTGATTCATCAAAGTCATCGTCTAACTCAGCATAATTCTCTTCTAGGTAAAGAGACATCTCCTTTAGAGCAGTCTGATACTGTTCGACCATCTCTTTTGAAGGAATCGCAAGAGACATAATTTTATCGGTAAAAATAAGAATACAATTTAGAGGTGTGTCTTGGTACACCATATACGTTTTGAACGTAAAGAATTTTTCTCCCGACTTCAATGTGTTCTGCATCAAACTCATCGCATTGTTTACTACTATAGATTCGGGGGACTCATCTAACACGTCACAAATAAGTTCCTCACCCGTTACTAATTTCAAATGTCTAACCGAAGAACTCATTGTCATCCTTTTCTACTCTTATGGGTTTTAGATCGATAGGGTAAATCTTATATTTAAACCCTTCTTTAGTATATATCTTGATTCTTTCTGCACTATGTTTCAAAGTAAAATTCTTATGAGACTTAACATGGAGATCATCAGCGATATCAATAAGCTTAGTAGTCCTACCATCGTCAGACTGGCGCAAACCACGCCCAATTGATTGGAGAACTTTAACTTGAGATTTCGATGGAGTCGCAAATACAATATTATGCAAATTGCGGATGTTGATGCCAGTGCTGAAAGTGCCAAGAGAAGCAACAATAATAGCGTCATTTTCTTTTTCTACGATACCTCGTATCTGTTCACGATCAGTGGCATCCACCTCACCAGACACATAGAATACTTTGCGTCCTTCCGGTGAAAGACCTTTGATCATTTCATACAACACCTTCCCGTGTTTCTCTACAAACTGAAACATAACTAAGGTATTGCCCTTTTGATCCAACGCAATCTTACTTATAAACTTATTACGTGGTTCGTATGTGACAATGTAATCAAGTTCATCCTGATACTTCTTGTCTTTCATCATGTTACACACATCACTGTGGTATCGCAATAACAGGACAGATATGTCCAGTTCTGCAAGTTGTTTATTTTTCTGCAATTCCACGGTGCGTGTCACCGTAAATGTGGGACCGAATAAACCTTCTAAAACAAGTTTATTTGTTTCAGTTCCGTCTAGAGTACCCGTTAGACCAAATCTGTATTGTGCTTCAGTACACTTATCCATCATAGTGGACAACGACTTTGCTTTGAAAAGATGTACTTCGTCACCGAAGACAGTGTTGAATTGTTCGAACCAATCCTTACCGAACTTGTAGATTGATTGCCATGTAGAAATTATGACGCGCTTGTCTGTAACCTTCTCTTTACCGGAGTAGATTTTATGACAGAACTCATCGACATCGTATCCATAGTCTGCAAAGTCTTTGTACATCTGTTCTACTAGAGAAGTAGTAGGTACTACAACCAGAATTTTCCCACTAGTGACCTCATAGCAGTACCGAAGCAAGTTATAAATGATAAATGATTTGCCGCTACCAGTAGGACTAAGTAGTATACAGCGTCGGTGTTCAACGCCGTGAGAAATAGCTTTGTACTGATAGTCCCTAGGCTTGAAGGGAGCATCAAGAACAGATAAAAACTCAACCAGAGCAGGGTGATCGATATCGTCTCTAAACGACGGTATTCCATACATTTCATGTTCGAGTATCTCAAGTTGATAAAAACGATCGGCACAAAAACGACGTAAGTGTGAGTAAAGACCTACGTTCATTTGTTTAGACACCATATTGTAAAGTTTCACTTTACCGTCCCAGTGTCTAGACTTATACGCTGGCATGAACTTATAGCCAGGCACGAAGAAAGAGAAGTACTCCCTCAATTCGTTTTCTTGTGCTGGATGGGCCTCTACCATAAAATAGGAGTGGTCTTTCATCCTGATTCGTATCTTATTATCCACCGGCTTCGAACTTTCTCCACTCAATCATGTTCTTGATAGTCTGGTGTCTCCACTTGAGAGTATCAACAATTTCTGTTGTGGTACTTAGCACTTCTTTAAGATACGCTAACCGTTCTTTTGATTTTTGGATTTCAAGATCAGCGTCATAGTATAAGTCCATGTCACCTTTCAAAACCTTCAATCCGTTAAATGGGTCTAGGTCCCATCCCGTAGAACGAAGTTCCTCTTCGTCCATCTTACCATTATAATATTTCCATTTCTGTAGAAGTAAAGTCTTCTGTGCATTCTCTGCACGTTCGATCTGTAATTTTGCTAGAGACCGATACCGCATATATTTCGCATGTAACATTGGTGTTTGTCGTGATATTTCATCCAGTTGGTGCTTAGGAATATCACAATCTTCTTTCCATTCTTGTTGAATAGATTCTAAATCCATAATACAAACTCAAGTAAATAATAATAATATATAGTATAACACTAAGTCGTTATAAAATCAATACAATCTTGCCAATAATCTAAGTTATGACCTAACATGTAACTGAGGGTCAATCTATAACAGTTGGTCCTTGCGGCATGGTAAACCACATCACCAGAACCGTATGCGCCAAAGTGTCCCGCCTTGAGATTCCATCCTTGTTCGTCCTGAACAGTAATGACCTCTTGGGTCTTTGGTTCTACATACTTGAACCACCCATCACCTGTTTCAGACCAAGTGAAGATAAGGTTGAACGCAGACGCATTTGCGTTATTGTGCCAACCAATAAAACCTTGGGGTGGGTATAGAGTAGAGAGTGCACTGTGTTGTACACCTAGCTCTTCGGTCAAAGTTGCATTCAAACCTTCCCACGTCTTATTATATTCTTCTGGGTGAGTGCCATTGTAGTGGCCTGGTTTGATAGGATAACACACCGAATTTGATGCACCGCCATCATGTTTTTCACCCATGTTGATGATGCGCCACATTTCGTCTTCACCAGTATAGTGGTCCGCCATGCCCATCATCTCCGGAAACAGGCATGTGTTACTCAGTTCCGGTTGGTATAACTCACGGTAGGTATACCGAAAGTCTTCAAGAATGCTTAGTACTTCCGGATTTTTGATTGTAAATTTTTGGAGACTCATGACAGTACGAATTCACTAAACCTGAAACTACACTCGAAGTTCAAATAAGTCACGTCTCCTGTTGATGATGCTAACTCAATAGAACCTAACGATACAGGTACGCAGTTCTTGTATAGGATTTGTGCACAGAAATTATTATGACTGGTTAGGACGATGACCTTGATGTCATGATATGGGTTTCCTTCTCCATACACAGAATCTTCTAACCATTTCTGCATTTCTTTGTATGCGGTCAAATCTTCGTCTAAGATTAGGCTCAGAGTAAGTTCACCGTAGTTTAGTGTATCACCCGCAACAGGTAGTCCCTGAATTCTAGGTATACCAACTTCCACGGCAGAAACTTGAGTGCCTGGATGTTGTATTGACTGCGCGAAAAATTCTAAGTTGCCATATTTCTCGCGTTCTACTATAATGCGGAACCCTGTAGGTTGTAAGAAATTCTTGTTATCTGTTAGTGCCATGATGT